CGCCGATATTTCCGGCCTCTGCGGGTTCTCGGACGCGGCGGATGACACGGGGGCGTTGACGTATGATGGCGACTACCGCCGAATCCACTATCCGCGGGCCTTCATCACAAATGATCTTCTGACTGCCCAGACGGTGAATTGCCTGGTCCTTCTCAATCACAATATTTCCGCCTCAGCAACAATCAAATGGCGCGGGGCGGACGATGACGCCTTTACCGTGAATCTTGTGGAAGTGACGATCACTCATAACCCGACAAATCTGTTTTATTTCTTCGGCTCCTCAAGCACCAAGCGCTATGTCCAAATTCAGGTTGAGGACCCGACGAATCCGAATTCTTATATCCATATCGGCCCCGTGGTCATGGGTACGTATTGGGAGCTAAGCCGGTCTGTCGCGCGATCGTATGTAAGGGGGAAGGATGATAGCTCCTGGGTTGAGGAGGGCCATTCGCTTGTCGAATATGGGCAACCCCGTCCCCGGCGAAAAATATGGACACTGCCTTACAATGGCCTTCTCGACGTCGATGCTGACGGCATAATTCTGTTTTTTGAGGAGGTTGGGATATCCTACGGTTTTGTCGTCTGTCTCGATTCTGACTCTCCGAGCAATCAATCATATTTCGTTAAAAATACCGAACTCATACAGCCGGTGTTGGACAATCATGGTAGCTGGTCTTGGAGCCTTAATTTGCGGGAGAAATTATAGATGGCGTTAGCCGCCCCGACCGCGCTTACCGCCGCCGCGGTTGATACCGGAAAAATTAATCTTGCCTGGACAAACGGGAGTCCCTTATACGATGAGGTCCACGTAGAGAGGCGGGTCTCCGGCGGGTCCTGGAATGAAATCGCCAACCTCCCGGGGACGCCCACGAGCTATCAGAGCACCGGGCTTGTGGACGGAACATCCTATGATTTTCGCGTCCGGGGATATCGGGATACGCCGCCAAATGAAGGATATACCAATTATTCAAATACCGCCTCGGCCACGACCTGGCTCGCCAAGCCGACCGGCTGTGATGCGACCTGCGTTGACTCGGACTCGGCGCTCATAGAGTGGGAGGACAACTCCCAGGCCGAGAGCGGATACAAGATTTACAAGAACGGCATTTACATGGTGACGGTCGGGCCGAATGTCACCGAATACCAGAAGGACGGCCTCACCCCGGGGGCAACTTATACGTTCAAAGTCAAGGCGTATAATGCCCTCGTTTCAAGCGCCTTCTCGAACGAGGCGACGGTTTACATGACCAACCCCCCTTCCAAGCCGACTGCGCTTACGGCCCAGGCGGAGAGCTCCTCGACAATCCGGTTGAATTGGCAGGACAACTCCAACAACGAAACGGGATTCAAGATCGAGGAAAGTTCGACCGGCCCGAGTTCGGGATTTTCTCAAATTGCCACGGTCGGTGCAAACGTCAAAACATATCTTCGCACGGGCCGCTCCTCCAACACCCAGTATTGGTACAAGGTCCGGGCCTATAACGGCGACGGCAATTCGCTCTACTCGAACACGGCCAACACGGTGACGTTCGCCGGGATAGCGACACCCTCGAATCTCGTGGCGACGCCATTCTCCGATACGAAGATTGAACTCACGTTCCAGGACAACTCCGATGAGGAGGACGATCACCGCCTGGAGCGGAAGGAACTGCCGGCGGGTTCCTATGCCGAGGTCGCTACCATCCCCCCCAATGCGACGTTCTACCGGGACAGCGGGCTGACCAAGGGCCTTTCCTACAGCTATCGCGTGCGCGCCAAGCAGGGCGCGGCCTACTCGGATTATTCCAACGAGGCCGAGGCAACGACGATCAGCGAACCGGCGGCTCCGACGGGATTCTCCATCTCAGAGATAGACGCCGATTATATGGTCCTGGCCTGGACGCCGACAACGACGGAGACAGGATACAAGATTGAGAAGTCCTTGAACGGGGCGGATTACACCGAAATCTGCGTCATAGGCGCCGGGCTTGCGCGGTTCAAGGTCTTTGACCTGACCCCTTCGACGCATTACTGGTTCAAGATTAGGGCCTACAATGCCGCCGGGAACTCCTCCTATACGGCGGCGGATGACGACTATACTCTCGCCCAACATGCGGAGACGCTCTTTGAAACGCTCCTGCGCACTCCGATACCGGAACTCATCTATCTCTGCGAAATAAACCCCAAGATGGAAGTGGCTGGGTTTATCCTTACCGATGCACAGACCTATACCTATGAAGTAACGATCCAGGAGCGCGGCATAGACGTTACGACAGTCCATGAGAACGGCGAAGCCTATGTGGAGAAGTCATCCATCACAGAGGTAGAAGCGACTGCCTCGACGTTCTATTTCGACTACTGGAATCGGATACTCTATGTGCACAGCTCGACGGGCGATGACCCGGTTGACTTTCAAATCCTGGCCGGGTTTTGGCTCTACTTCAGCGACTACAAGACGGCGGCTGATCCGGCTATATATAACGGTAATAATTACTTGGGCCTTCTCAAGCGCGATGGAATCCCGGACATAACCCATGAGATAAGTCGTTACTTTGAATCGACTTACATGGTCTCATCGGGCCGGGTATCATTCATCAACGGCAAGGTCGGAGACGAATGGTATTTCGACAGGCGCTACGCACTCTACGTTTGGGAGAACGCCCGGCTCATATTAAAGGCCGGGGGGATTGACTTCAGCTACGCGCAGTTTGAAACGATCTATACCGGCATCGTCAAGGACCGTGGAATTGACGATAGCAGTTTCGGCCTCGACCTTCGGGATTTGCGGGAGGGCTGCGAACGGAGCCTGCCGCTCAACTCGTACTCGATTGAGACGTACCCCAACCTCATCGAGAGCGCCCAGAAGGACACCAAGGTTCCGTTCTATTTCGGGACAAAGGCGAATACGGTCCCCGTCTGCATCGATACTGTTGCCAAAAGATTCAAGCTCCATGACGGGCGGATAAAGAGTGTTACATCGGTCTCGAAGCGGGGCGAAGTGACGCTTACGGTGGACACCGATTTCTATATCGACTATCAGAACGGGGTGATAACCCTGGCCCGCGCTTACCCGTGGGAGGACTCGGACTTTCTCCTCGTTGAGTTTACGGGCGCGGTCAACTCGGCGGATGAAGCGCTGACCAACGGCGCGGATATTTTCAAATATATGTGCAATAATTTCCTTGGGCTCGCAGACTCAGAGCTCAACCTTGATTGGCTCTATTACACGAAGACGGTGAAAACGACGGCCATCAGCGTTCCGCTCTACCAGGACATAAGCTCGGGCGACGCCATCCGACAGCTCGAGCAGACAATCCAAGCCTATAGCTTCCAGGACGCCGAGGGCCGGATAGGGATCAGGCCCAAGGCGACGGCGGCATCGGAGTCGGCGCGGTATGTCCGCAATCATCACATCTTCTCACACCGGCAGGATAAGCGCTTCGACGACATTTTCCAAAAAGTGACTGTCTATTATGACCAGAATCCGCAGACGGGGAATTATTCATATCTAAGCGTCGTACTCAACGAGGCAGGATGGAAACACCGGACGGCCAAGGAGCTTCCGCTTTGTACCTTCCTGACTACGGCAAGCGACGCGCAGGCGCTCATCAATTCACTGATCGACGACCTGGGCAAGGAAATAATTGAGGATGAAGTTTCCCTCCTGCTCCTGGGCGTTATGCCGGGGGACGTCATCAAATACTCCCGGGATCGTTTCTTCAGCGCGGCGGGGGCGGCCTCGGAGCTAGATCTTAGAATTCTGGCCATCACCAAATCGCCGGCGGCGGCAAAGACTCACTTCGTGGCGGAGATCGTGTAATGGCTGATGAAGCGGCAAAGCAAACGGCGCTCGACAATCACCTGAAGGAAGACTGGCGGACGGTCCACGACATCTGGCCGAACGTAGCACCCGGGATTGCCAAGTCGGGGACGATGCGGGTTGCGTCCGATGTTGCGAACAGCACGCAGACGATGGCCAATGTGACCGGCCTGACCTTCAACGCACTGGCCGGCAAGACTTACAAATTCAGGTTTGTCCTTGAAGCATCCTCAACGGCGGCTGCCTGCGGACTCTGGTATCAGTTCACCGGACCGGCAAGCCCCACCAAGTTCAGGTTCAGGATAGAGTTTTTCGCCATCGGACCGACGTTGACCCATGAGGAGGTTTCCGGTTTTTCAACCCCGACCTCCAATCCCTCACAGCTCACCGCCAATAAATTCACGATCATTGAGGGCATGCTCATAAACGGGGTGAACGCCGGGGCAGTGCAGATGCAGTTCAGATGCGAGGCAGCGGCGGAAACGGTGACGATAGGGGCCGGGTCAAACGGGGAATGGAGGTTATTGAATTAACATGAAAGATAAAATATTGCTCCTTCAAAGTCCATTGGCAGATTTTTCCACTTCACCCTGGGGGGTCCTAAAGGTCGTTGACGGGATTGTCATTCTCGATAAGGTCAAAGCCTTCAATAGAAGTAGGCGTTTTTTAAATGCCGGCGCTAACTGCTTCCGCGTCCTGCGCCATGCTCCTTGGGCCATTGAGAAAGAGTTTGATTGGGAAGATCCGGAATATTTTCCCATTCTGAAAGAATATCTTGCTACCCTACACAATCCATGTCAGGAGCCATCCGCAGGACAAGGTGCAAGGATAGTTGTCGAGCTTTTCGATAATTGTTCCGAAAAATGGATGTATGAGCCTGTGAATTATGATAAGGCCAGGAGGCTTTGCCGTGCTTTCTTCGCTCAACTTGGTGATCTGGATTACGTAGACTTTGGGTCGGGGAATGAACTGAACAAGGATGAATCTACGGCCTTGTTCAAAAATGTCATCATCCCGGAATTTGACAAGGTTGGAAAAATCCCCTTCTCCTATGGCCCATCGTACTCATTCAATGCCGGGCCTGACCTCATCGTGGATCATAAACAGGAAGCCTCAAAGAAGTGGGGAGACGATACGTCCTTCGCCATCTACAAGCAGGTACATGGAATCCGAGATGAGAATAGCGAAAACCTGATTCAAGCCGTTGAATGGTGGGCTAGGCATCGTATGTGCACCTTCTTTTCTGTCGATGGGATAAGGAATGGGGCAAGCCTATGCGACTTCTACCAAGATCAAGTCCGCCCAGCTTCGTTCCAGTTTATGGGCGCGGTCAAGTATGTCCTGAATTATGTCAGTGCAGGCCTACATCCCAAGTTCACATTAAGTACGGGCCAACCCAAGTTTGCCTTTGAGTTTATTAGTAAGGTCTGGAATAACGATGCTTGCGGTGCTTTACCTATCATGGCAGTAAGCGAGCTATACAAGGCCAAGTTCGGTATTTGGCCGGAGAATTACGGGAAGTACCCGGATGATTGGGTTGAGCTTATCCCGCCAGCGCCGCCGGAACCGCCTCCCCCCGGTCCGCCACCGCCGCCTGATCCGGAAAAGCAACCTTGGTGGAATTGGTGGGTCGGAAAGAATTCGATTATAGCAAAGTTATTTCGTTGGCTGTTGGGAAAGAATTAAAAGGAGGCCATCAATGAGCAAGCCGAGTGAAGTAAGCGGCGACTGGCTATTGAATACCGCCGGGAAAATCCCCGGGCGCTGGTGGCTAAGGGAAAGGGTGCATTTTCTTTGTGGCATCCTCGACGAACTTGGTATCAAGCATCCGACATGGGATGAATACTGGGAAGGGAGGAAAAAACATGAATCCAATTATGCTACTTCTTCTTCTTAATGCCTCGATATGTTCGATGCAACCGAGGCCAAAGCAAAAACGATGGTGGCAGTTTTGGAAAAGGAGACTCGAATGATTCTTGGATTTATTACCGGAGCCATCATCGCCATCATTGCCGGGATTTTTCTCATCCGCTATTTAATCCGCAAATATTTCAAGGGATGATCCAGGCCAATGGATGCGTTACTGGGGAGGTTATCGGAACCTATCTCAGCGTCCGGGCGGGAAGATAGTTCTCGGAATCAAGCCCCGAGGCCCCTAGGTGGCCTGTTTTGGCCCAAATGAGGCCATTTTAGATGGAGATCGCTTAGGGGACTAGGCTGAAATCGGCCCTCTCGGGGAAACAAATTTCACGAAAACGCTTCCTGGGGCCTGAAAATAAATGCAAAAAAAGCTTGACTTTTCTGAAAATCGGTATAAATTAGTAAGCAGAATGAAGCGCTCGGGAAAGCATCATGACCAAATCAAATGAGCAAATGATCCTTAGCCTCGGCCTATTGCCGCAAGGTAATAACCAAAGCTTTCCCGAGCTGGCCGAGGCGGGATCTCCCATATTGGCGGAATATGATTAGCCTCCACCGCTCCTATTGTCCGCGCTGCGGTTATGAACAGCTCTTCAGACGCGGTCATTGCCTGACTTGCAATACTCAGGCCGGCGATATCGGACTTGAAATCCATATGAAAGTAAGGAGGTGCCATCGAGGTACATCCAAGATGAATCTTTCAGGCGCTGGAAACGAGGGGGGCGGCAACGCCCTCCTCAACCTTTCAGCGGGGCAAGGGGAATTGTTTGAAACGGGGGAGAAATGAAAATTATCAACGTACAAAGATTCTGTGAGGTTTATGGTGAGATTCAAGACCTGATCGATGCTGGATATTCCCTGACATTTTCTAACAGCGAAACACGTTTGCAGGGAAAATACAGCGGAGAGCTGGCCAAAAAATATCTTGAATTAGCTCAACTCCGAATCGATCCGAACACGGGTTATGTCGAAGGCCTAATGATGCTCGGCGATTTATCCATTATTTTGACCATGACTGAGTGAGGATAGCATGAGCACCATTAGATTTCCATTCAAGGGTTTGTTTGGGAAAGTCGCTGCGGCCTTCAGGCACAAAAATAGAAGGCCCACCGAATCCCATGCTTTCCCGGCCAAGCCGGCGGGTCCAGTTATTTCCTTGCCGGAGAAAAGGGGCGGCCTGGCACGCTGGCTTTTCGTCAAGGATAACCCCCGGAATCTCAGCCCGGGTGGAAAAGAACTCATGCTCCAATTAGCTGAGGAAAAGCGGGAGCGGAGAAGGGCACGCAATCGGAGATTGGCGGGGATAGCATGAGCAAAACAGAAGCGTCCCCGTCTTCGGGGGAAGCGCGGGGACTGAAACACGAGAGCCTGCTGATTGCGGCGGCGCCGGCGCTATTGGAAGCCTGTATCCGCACGGAAAGATATCTTCAGGGAATTCGGAGCGGACGGCAATTTGAAGAAGGGGACCTGGTAGATATTATCAAGGCCGCCATCCGCAAGGCGACGGCGGACCTGGACCGGCCAGGCCAGGATGCGATCACGTTCGATTCGCAGGCCAAGGCGGGGGAGAGGTTCCAATGATCGAGAAATTGAACAGCGACCATTTCCTCATCCAGGAAATCACTGAGAGTTATCTGAATGATTTCAAAATCCGGTCCGGCCAACGAGATCATCAAAAACGCGGCAATTTCTACATAAGTGATGTCGGGGCTTGTGATCGAGCCACGTTTTACAACTTCACCTGCCCGGAGAAAAAGCGGCCCATCACGGCCAAGACGCTCATGATGTTCAGCGCCGGCAATCTCCTCCATGATGACCTCCAGGACAGGGCCCGGCGGAGGGGGATGCTTGAGGCGGGACGCGATATCGAAATGGGCGTTGAAGATTGGGCACACAAAGCAACGGGCCGCCTCGACTTCATCGCAGCCGTCTATCGCTTCATCGAGACGGAGAAGGGGATAGCCGTTGTCGAGATAAAGACCAAGAATCCCTACAACTTCGGCGGAGAGGAGCCAACCCAGGACGAAATCGATCAACTCCTCTGGTACATCGATCGGCTCAAGGAAAGCTCGGCCAAGAGCATCCGGCAGTCCGAAGTCCTCAACTACGGATTCATACTCTATGCCGATCGGGCGATGATAGCCGACCCCCTGCCTCTCTGCGGCTGGCGCGTGGACTACGACGCTGAGCGCGTGGCGGTTATCAAGGCGCGGTTCACGGCGCTCGACAAAGCCATCCTGGCCGGTGAGTGCCCCATACGGCCCTTCGAGCGGGACTCGATCAAGTGCACCTATTGCAGATATGCGGACTCGATCTGCTGGGAGGGCATACCCAGGCCGGAAGCGCCGGTTTTCGTTGCCGATGAGACGGTTGAGAAACCAGAACAAGAGCTCGTCGAGAGCGCGGCGGCCCGGTACATCGAGCTCAAGGTGGAGGAAAAGAAAGTCGAGGATGAAGTCGACCGGCTTCGCGCCGTGCTTATGCGGTACTTCAAGGCGACGGGACTTGAGCAGATAAGCGCTAATGGCCAGACGATCATCCACGGGACCATGAAAAGATCGATCCTCGATGAGGATTATCTGCTGGAGCAAGTCGGTGACAAATGGCTGCTCATTGCGAAACCCGACCTCAAAAAAATACAGGCGGCCATCAAGGACGGGATGATCGACGCAGGCGTTCTGGAGCAAGCCAAGATTACGACCTTCGTAGATGTTTTGAGAATCAAAGGAGGCAAAGATGATTAAGGGAATTTCAGAAGCCAGGCGTATGCCGCGACTTGGGAAAATCCATCTCGGCGTGAAGAAGGCCGTAAAGAAGGACGGGACGCCCTGCGCGCCCTACCCTACTGAGGTTGAGTATTTCGTCTGTCCCCCGGAGGTTCAGGCAGTCTTCGGAGAGAAGCCAACAGAGTTGAAGATCATGATTCCCGTCGAAGAATCTGAGCGCTTTTTTCCCCAATACTACAAGCGTTATACGACAAACCTGCTTCAGTGCAAGGGGGATGGAGAAAAAGCCTTTTGCTGGGCTGACGAAGGGGGCCTCAAGGAAATTCCCTGTCCCTGCGATTATCTCAAGTCGGGGGACTGTAAGCAGATAGGGATTTTCTGCTTTCTCATGCCGGACGTCCAAGGATTCGGAATTTACCAAATCACGACAAGCTCCAAAAATTCCATCATCGATCTGAATTCCGGCCTTGATATGATACGCGCCATCGCCGGACGTGTGCGCATGATCCCCTTGATTCTCAAGCGGCAAAAGATGGAAATACAGCGCATCGAGGCGGAAGGGGGAAAGCCCAAGAAATCCACGCACTACACAATGAAGATCGACCTGGACGAAAAGATGACTCTACGTCAACTCCAGCAATCTGCGCAAGTCAAACCGGAGATGATTTTGCTGCCTCCCCCGGACGAGGACAAGGACGACCTCTTCTATCCCCCGAACGGCTTCAAGCCCGAAGACGAGACCGAAGAGGCGAAGCCGGCGCTGGAAGCAAAACCGAAGGATGTGGCCAAAGCGAAAGAAGACGAGGAGAAAAAGAAGGCCAAGGAAAAGGAGGCCTTCGAGAAGGCGGAGCTCGTGAAGGCGGGCCACGACCTCGAAGCGCTGCTCAAGGGCTATCAGGATCTCGGCGGAAAAATCATGAAGGAACAGGCTGAGCGGATTACCGAGCTCAAGACAAAGGCCGAGATCGATAAGGCCATCGAGTTCTTCAAGCTCAAGAAGCAGGCCATCGAGAAGCAGGCCGGAGACGGCGAGATCCCGTTCTAAGGAGGAGATAATGGCAAACGAAATTGTCAACAGCAATTTGGTAGTCATCGAGACCGCCCTGTCCTTTCCGGAGAAGGCACGCACCCTGGTGATCACAAACGATGCGACATTCCGGGCGGCGAATGACCTTCAGGCCGCGGATAAGCAGATGCAGAAGTTAGTCCACGAAGCCTTTGATCCGACCGTGGACGCCACGAACAAAGCCCACGACATGGCGCTGGCCCAACGTGCCCGCTATCTTAATCCCTTGCTCGAAGCAGAGAAAATTATCAAGCCGAAACTCGGGGCATGGCTGGCCGAACAGGCCCGAATTCGCCAGGAGGCCTTAGACAAGGCCCGGCGGGAGGCTGCCGAGGCTGAGCGCAAGCGGCTGGCCGCAATGCAGGCGGCGATCGACGCCGAGAACGCGGGGAAGACCGTAGAAGCCGAGAAGCATTTCGAAGAGGCCGTCGCCATCGAGACGCCGAAGACTATCATCCCTGATCCCATCAAGGCCCAAGGCACATTCCTTCGCAAGGAGACCAAGTGGCGGGTCGTTGACCTCGGCGCCGTCCCCCGAGAATTCCTGGCGCTTGACCGCGCCCGCGTAGAGCAGATCTTCCGGATTCAGCGGGAGAAGATGGCCATCCCGGGAATTGAGACGTACTTCGATGAAACAGTCGTCAGCCGAACATCCTAACCGCGACCTTATGATTTTCTGTGGAAAGTGTGGCGGCCTATTCGTTTGGCACTCGGCCATAGACGCGCAGTGGATGAAGTGCCTGGGCTGCGGGGATCTCCACGACCTGGCCGATCCGGGAACGCGGGTCGGGGAGATTGCGGCTCGGGGAAGACGGGAGCGGAGAGTTTGAACATGCGGGGCCGGGCCGGTCTTTTCTTTGGGTATTCCCCCCACCCTCCTTTCAACGAGCCTGGCCCCGTTTTTTTATTAAATCATCCTTGACAACGCAGGAGTGATGGGGTAAATTCATGGCATGCGGACCAGACAATGCGAGACGAAATAAAACCCTTAGCCCCCTCCTGTCTGCGCAAGCAGATATCCAAAGCACTGGTCCGCTGGAGGGGGCGGGGTCTTCATATCGGGAGAAATTGATGGGATTTACGAAACTGGATGAGGGGATTCTACAATCATCTATCATGGCTGAAGACTCCGATACATTCAAAATTTGGATTGCCCTAATGGCTTCATGTGAGGCGGATGGAATCGCCAGAATTTCACCTGCTTATTTAGCTAATGTTTGTCACATACCAATTGAAATTGTCACGCGAGCTTTTGATAAATTTTTAGGACCCGACCCGCAATCACGGAACAGCAAGAGAGAAGGGCGTCGAATCGAGAGGGTTAAACATGGATGGAAGTTATTGAATTATCAACACTATAGAAGATTTCTTTACTCTGATAGTCCCGATGCTATTCGTCAAAGAAGGCACAGAGAAAAAATCTGTGACAAGCGTGACGTGTCACAAAAAGGCGTGACATCTCTGCTTCTGCCTCATATTTCTTTTATATTCTCTTCTCTTAAATGGGAAGGAATAACAGAAGATGATCTAATCAGATGGAAGGAAGCATATCCGGTCTGTGACATCAAGATAGAACTCGCCCGGATGAGAGAATGGATAATCTCGAACAGACAGAAGGGAAAGAAGTCGAATTGGCGGCGGTTCATCACAAACTGGCTTTCGCGGGTGCAGGACAGAGGGGGAACAAAAGACGGAACCCCGAAGCGGACAGATGAGGAATGGAAAGAATTCAGCGAGTTGATCAAAAAGAAAGAGACGCTGAAATGAGAGAGATGGTATTCAAGGAACAGATCGGAAGGATGGAGGCGTTGTTTCGGCGGAAACTCGAGGCCGGAGTTCTGGCCGAGTATTGGCGGGCCCTGCATTATGTGGAAGACGAGGTGTTTGAGAAGGCCGTGGACTTCGTTGCGTCTTCCTTCAAGCCGTTTCCCTCGGAACCATTCCCTTCGGTGGCCACGATTGAGTCAGCCGTTATAGACATGAAAGAAGAAGGTATGGATGAGGTGTACGAGCCGGAAAGGGAAGGCGCACCGCCGGATTATTCGGCCCTTGACTTCTGCCAGAAATGCGGAAATTTAGGGTTATTTTTGGACGAGTTAGTCGCCCGATTTTGCTCTTGCGAGAAGGGCCGGTTGAAGAAGGCTTCTTGGAATGTCGAACCGGCATACTCAAACTGGGAGAAGAAGAAGCGAGATGAAAAGATCCAGATGAACCTCGCGAGATTGCCGCAGAGCGCGGGTCCGGTCCGCGGGCTTCAGGAAAAAAACGCCCTGGGTTTCTGGGAGGCAAACGCGGTCGAGCATGAGGCGTGGTGCGCAGACAAGCGAAAGCAGATCGAGGAAATTAAGCGACGGCGAGAGGAGCTTGAGGAAAAACGACGGGAGGAGAAGAAGATCCTTGTGCCCGGGTCGTTGAAGCGGATACTCGAAGAAACGATGGCCCAGGTGTCGGAGAGGATGCCGGAGACGGAGGAGGACGGAGATGTTCCTTTCTAAGACGTACAAAGATTTTAAATACGAGGCGAGGCTTTAGGCCATGAACAAAGTATTGTTTTCTTCTCTGTCCTCCCATTGGAATACCCCAGGCTTTCTCTATTATCAATTAAAGGCAGAATTTCATTTCAATGACGATCCCTGTCCCTCGGGCGGTCTTTTTGGATTAGATAGGCCGTGGGGAACATCGACATATTGCAACCCGCCTTATGGCCGCGCTGTCGGCGAATGGATCGAAAAAGGAATCATTGAATACAAGCAAGGTAAGACAGTTATTTTCCTGCTTCCGGTAAGGACAGATACAAAGTGGTTTCATGATCTTATTTTGCCTAATGCCCCAGAAATCCGATTTATCCGGGGACGATTAAAATTCACAAGACCGGATGGCACATTTGGATGCGCTCCATTCCCGAGCATGATAGTTATTTTTAATGGGCGGAAAACATGAACCCCGTCTGTGAATGCCATGGTGAGGGTATGTACCTTAAGGACAATACCGCCGTTTTCTGCGAATGTCCCGAGGGCCGCCGGCGCAAGTCGGCGTGGATATTGGCCGGCGAGATTGTGCAAGAGGAGGCCAGGAAGGATCGGGCGAAACGGTTGCGACGCAGGGCAAAGCCGGTCCACGATTATAAGGCAGAGGCGGGAGGAGAGCGGGAACCGGGGGAGGACGAAATTGTCCCTTTCTGATTTCATCCTCTCCATCCTCCGCGCCCACCACCGGGGCCGGGCCAACGCGATCACGCGGGAGGACTTATTGAATTATTTGCATAGCCTTGGCTATGGCCTTTCTGATCGAGACTTAAGAGAGATTTACGCCGAGCTTCCCATAGTCTCCTCATCACGGGGTTTGTTCTGGCCGGAGAGCCGGGCCGAGCTTGAGGAGTACCGTTTGTATCTCAAAGCTAAGGCTATCCCATTATTCGAGCGCTGGCAACGTGTCGCCCAGGCCCATCCCGAATTGATTGACGCGCAACAGGGGGAGTTATTCCCATGACCAAGCGGATCGAGATAGAGAATTTTGGGAGGAATTAAAGGAGAGACAATGAACGCTAAAACACTCAAGGCACTCAAGGGCAGTATCCGCAAATGGGAAGACATTATTGCGGGAACAGGAGTGGATCAGGGGGTATATAATTGTGCCCTTTGTTCCCTGTTTTATTGGGCGAAAAAGCATTGTGTTTTTTGTCCTGTGTTCATTGAAACGGGGAAACAATATTGTTATGAAAGCCCCTATGCCGATTGGGTGGCACATCAACGCGACTGGCATCATGTTCCAATAAATAAATACCACATCATATGCCTTGCTTGTCACCGCTTGGCCAAGGCCGAACTCGCCTTTCTAAAATCTCTACTGCCGAAGGAGAAACCATGACCCTCTCCGCCTGCTGCCGCGCCGAGATCAAGGCGTATGTCCCGCGCGCCTCGTTCTATAGCCTTAGCCCCCGCGATCCGGTTCCGTACTGCGTTTCATGCGGGGCGATAGAGCCGGAGGAAATAGAGGAGGAGGAAGATGACGAAATTTGAGCGTATCTCTTGGATCATTTGGCCGCTGGCCGCATCGTGGTTGGCATTCGCCATGATTGTAACTTCAATAGAAACGCGGGCACGGCAGAAAGCTTACTGGGCAGAGGAACAAAGAAAATTCTTGGAAAATCCGCCGATGGTAGACTTTGTTTGGAAAGTCCCCGAAGAACCACCGAAAGAAGGGGATGTGATCATGGTGGATTGGGCACATCTATCAGATCATCCCCTGGAAGCAGGCAAGACATATATCATCCTCGATCCATCAAAGGTAGATGAAGATTGGGAGATTGTCGTCGGTCAAAGCGCACATGAATTCGTTGTTTTCCGTGAAAAAGGCGAAGTGATTTGCACTATCGGGGTTATTGATGGGGCATTAATCCTGGACGGCAAAGAGTCTAAGGCTGTCGAATTTATCAAAAAGTATTTTGAATTGCGGAAGTAGGATGACCAAACCTAATCGCTTCTTATCCGTCCTTGCCTGGGCCATCCTCGTATTGGCCGCGCTGTTCATCGTCGTCATTTCCCTGGACGAGCGGTGCTCCCGCCATGAGGCAACCTGGACGGACGGCGGCGGGAGGCATGCGACGGAAATGACGAGCGGGAAGGTGAGTGACGATGATTGAGGAAACAGAGGAAATATTTTGGGACCGTCTTGCTAGACGAGCCGAAGAAACTAAGCGTGCTTTAAGCATTGGGGGAATTCCGCAAGTTGTGCGATTAGTAGCTCACGTCACGTCGCTTTGTAATATGACTTGTCGATATTGTTCGAACAGGAAGAAGAATTCTCAGATAATGACGCAGGAATTATTTAGGAGCCTAATTCAAAGGGCTGGCCCACAAGGAGTAGTCCACATTACCGGGGGTGAACCTTCGCTGGTTCCTTGGTTGGAAAAGGAAATACAAGGACAAAAAGGCAATACTCGTTTTGCCTGGAATTCTAATCTATTGATTATGCCTCAAGACAAAACCCTTGAATCGCTTTTCCGGGTTAAAACCTCCTTGGATGATTGCCATGCCGATAGATGGAACGAATTAACGGGAGGCGACCATTTTGATAGAGTCGTAGAAAATATAAAAAGATGTTGCCAGGCATTAAGCCATGTTTCGGTTTCTTTCTGCGCTACGCATCAGAACGCTTTTAGGTTTGATAATTTCATCCGTTTTTGCCAAACAGAGTTCCCTGGATTGTTTTCCATATCGGCATCTTTTTATAAGGGAAAAAACAAATCCCTAATCCTCACCAGGGATGATGTAGACCAGCTTTTCTTTTATGCCAATGAACTCGACCCCGTTTCCCAGCAAATTTTCAAGACTACCCATTATAGGGGTGGGAATAATTTTCCGCATAACATTGAAATTCCCTGCTATTTATCAATGACCGAACGCTTGTATGACGAATGGGGGGATGAATACTATTGTTCTCATTTGTTTCGTGACAAAGTTGCTCCTCCGGGCAATCCGGGCAAAGATTCCCATTGTGTTACCGGCTGTAACTATCGGTTTGTAAAATACAATCAAGAGATACACGAATATTTAAGCAAAGGACGCCATGTTGAAGAAATGCTGTCGGAGAAAGTGTCGGAGGAGGATTGAGATGTGGTGCTGTAAATGCCAGAAAGAGTTGTCTGAATGTACGTGCGCCGACTTACAAGAAAGGCTTAGATCGGCTGCGTCGGCATTAGGGGGCAATTTTGTCTATCGCTACTGCCGGAAGTGCGGCAAGCATTATGCCAAATGCGACTGTCCTGATCCGATTTGGGCGATCAAGAAAGATGCCGATGGCTGAAGAAAGGAGGCCGTCGATGAGCAAGCCTGAATTTTGGTGGTGCTACAAATGGAAATTGAATGGTGAATTACTTGCGGAAACAGCCACCTATAGCAAGAGGAGATTGCTGGATAATTTGACAATGAAAGATGCAAAACCAGTCCGCATCCGCATCGAGGAAGTGCCGGAGAAGGAAGGAGGACGCCGATGAAGGCCATAAAGTTTGAACAGGCAAACAAACTTTTCACAAAATCAAAAGATATGACGGATTCAGAATGTACTTCCCTTTCTGTTTTCTCTGATAACATTCATCTGATTTCCTGTTGGGAACCATCATTCAAGGAAAGGTTCGCCATTCTATTGGGGCAGAAGGTTTGGCTCTGGGTACATGGCCAAACACAACCGCCTGTTGCTTTGGAAATAGAGTCGCCGTTTAGGAAAGGAGGCTGACGATGAATGAAACAGAGAGAATGACTCGCCGTACAGCAATAGCAAAAGAATGGCATAGCTTACACCCTGAAGGGGTCACCGCGATGAACCTTGCGGACTTCAAGGCATTTATGAAGCGCCGGGAGAAAGAAGTAAAGCGTCGGAAAAAGGAGGCCGCCGATGAATGAGCCGAGAACAATACTAGAAATTTTGCATCTGATAAAACATCACGCCCCTTTATGCGGGGAAGAAATAGACGCCATCCGCCGCCTCATCGAGTTTATGGATGAACTGCAATTAACTTGTGGAATAAAGAACCTCAGCCATGACCAAATGAAGGCAATAATTCTCAATATCCGCGACTTCAATTCGGGCAAGGAGGGCGCCGATGAGTGAGCCGACAAAAGAGGAAATCCTAGACACTGTCCACGAGGCTTTCGACCGCATGATGAAGCGCGATAGGGATAATTATTTGTGGGGAGAAGAGTTGCATCGTGTAGAACAAGCCATCCGCCGCCTCGTCGAGGATATGGGGGAGTGGCAAGAAGCGGCAAAAAATATTCCATTAGAAGGCAAGGACTTGGTGAGTCTGGTTAATTCTATTGGATTATCCTTGAAACTTATCAGCAAAATCCGCGACTTCGACTTCAGGAAGAAGGGAGAATGATTTTATTATTACGTCCCGGCTGGCTTGTTTGGCTCGACGCCATGTTTCCTTGGATTCATATCCGCAGGGGAAGGAGGGTTGAATGACGAGTTGTCGTACTTGTGGATACACGCTCAAAGAGGCCTTGTTTTTCGCCCTCCTCAAAGACTTGGGCTGCCGCGGGCCTGACCCGACATTTTGCCCAGCCACTAAAGATCATCAACATAAATGGGAACAAATAAAGGACGCCGCCGATGAGTAAGCCGAATACGCTAAAAGAATGGCTACGAGAGTGGATTGGCCAATGCGTACCCGATGCAGACAATGAGCCCTGTGAAACCTGCGTAAAAACAAATCCGGAAAAAAGCCATCGGTGCGCCGAAGCCGAGGATACCATCCGCCGCCTCATCGAGAATGGGCCGGAAGTGACAAGGGGATTCGTGGTCAACTCAGCGCGTGCGATGGGGGCCGCGCCTGATGCCCTGGCGATGGTCCTGGAAGAGGCCGGGGTGGAGGTTGAGGAATGAGCAATAAGAACCGTCAGCGCGGCAAGTCCCTGGAGCGCTTCATCGCCCGCGACCTCGGCGGTCGGCGCGTCGGGATACTTGGACAGGAAGACGTTATTCTGCATCGGGGGATATCTTGTGAGTGCAAGGAAAGAGAAAAATTGCCCATGTTCATTCACAATTGCATGGCCCAGGCTGAACGAAACGCGAAAGGGGACACGGCGATCGTTATCCTACACGAGCTCGGTAAGGAGCATGGTGGAGATATCGTCATGTGCAGATACAAAGATTTTAAAGCTATTTTGGAGAAGGAGGGAAAGACATGATTTACCTGATCGGCTTCGGCCTGGTCTTCGTCGGCTTCTTCCTCGGCGTCCTCATTGCCGCCCTGTGCTGCGCGGCGGGAAAGAGAGGCAAAAAGGGGGAAAAAATTAGCCCTGAGCTTTCGGCAGCGCTCATCCATGCAACAGCCCAAGCTATTATCCGAGCCTTGCAGCACGAATATATCCCGACAAAAAAGGGTATTAGTATGTCGATGGTGATAGAGGGGGTCATCGAGAAATTATTCGAGACTCTCGGAATTCCAGTATGTCCCCCGGATCTGGATGGCAAATGGAAATGCGCCCGCGACGCCTACCAAGGCAAGGCGGAGCATGAAATCTGAAGGAGGTGACGTTCATGAAACGTCTATTTTTATTCTTGGCGGTCTTCTGTTTTTTCTCGTTGGGCTTGGCGCTCGCAGCCGACCCCACCGAGATTGATCCCGCCGTCGTTGACTCGATCCTGGCCGGGGGGCTCCTGGGATTCGGCGTCATTGCCGTGACCCAGATCCTCAAGACGGCCCTCAAGGTCAACGGCGCGGTGGTCTATGGTATCAGCCTATTAGTTTCAGCGACGGCTACCATTGTATTCCTGTTTACGGGAGGCGGCGGATTTACGATCCTCAAATTTGTGGGGTATACCGTCGCGGTCTTCGCGGTTTCTAACGGCTGGTACAAATTCAAGACTGCCTGACCATGAGCATGGGAGGGGGGCAGTAAGGAGAGGCTGTCCCTCTCCCGCAAGGAGAGGAAGGAGAGGATCGTTAACAAACTTCGCTGGTTTAGGGAGCGGGCCGGCCTGAGCCAAAGAAGATTGAGCAAACATTGCGGCTTAAGTCCATGCGGGATTTTCAAAATAGAACACGGGATATGTTTTCCCCATGACAGAACGCAGAAGAAAATCGCCGCCTTTTTCCATGTTGAACCTGGGGTTATTTTCGATGAATCGAGGCCGCCGAGAAAACAACGTCCGCCTTGTGATCCTCTCTCCCCGCCGTTGTCTACCATCGAAGGAGGCCAGTTAACGATTCATTGTCGATGGTGTCATGATCCGATTAGGGGCCTGATGTGGGACCCGGAGAAGTTTGAATTGATAATCAAGACAATGCCCCGTCCAGCCAAGGTCCATAACAACGGATTTTTTTATCATGAGGATTGTCTGAAAGAAAAACTGCGCTCACAAAAAGCTTTTCCCCGACTTCCCGAAAAATAATTCCCCCCATAAATGTATGCTTTTCCCCTTCTCTAAATTTGACATTACCAGTTTAAATCTGCTTTTCATGCCTTAGCATGGGCGATGTTCTAAAATCTGTCTACCTCCGCAACAAGGCGGTGGAATACCTCCAGCGATTTATCGGCCTGCCATACCTATGGGGAGGCGATGATCCGATGAGTGGCTTTGACTGTTCCGGCCTCATCGTCGAGATTCTCCAGGCCGTCGGGATTCTGCCCCACGGCTCAGATTTCACCGCTGATGCGCTCTACGAAAAATTCCAAACTAAAGCGATTGACCGCGGCTATGCGGCTTGCCTTGTCTTCTGGTACTCCGGAGACAAGGTCATCCACGTCGAGATGATGGTCGATGATTTTAATACCGTCGGGGCCTCCGGAGGCGGGTCCACCACAACCGATTTGGCAGCGGCAATTGACCGCAACGCCTTCATAAAGATGAGGCCCCTATCCTATCGTGGGCCGAATTACCTGATTGTCGATGCCTTCAAGGCGGAAGAGATATGACCGACCTTCTCGCCATCATCAAACTGCTCGACGAGATTATCAAGATGGAGAAGAAGGTCGAAACGCTCATCGCTTCCGAAGGCGACAAAAAACGGAGGAAGAAACTTGAGAAAGCTTTCAAGAGTCGTGACCGGGCTGGTGTTGCTGACGTGCTTTTTGACATTTAGTCTCAGCCTTGCGTCCTGCGCGTCCTATACGCCGAATTTATGGACGGGCTATGACATCTTAAATCCGAGCGAGGAAGTGAAGAAAAACCCACTCGCCTTCGATGTCGATGGTAACGCCATCGTAAATCAGGCGTTTCTCACCTGGGTATATGAACTCAAGGAGGAGGTCAAGAAATTGCGCAAAGAGCTGAAGAAGAAATGACCGAAGAAAAAAAACCGCTTGTCTGCCCCAAGTGCGGGGCGGATAAAGTTCACCGCCAAGGAAAGCAGCGGGGCCGGCAGATGATCCAATGCACGGTCTGCCATAAGTATTCGACGCTCGGGAATGGGGCTGTGACCCAGGAAGTTACACCGGTAACCTCAACCGCCGGATTCATCAATCTTTCCCAAGTCATCGAGAAATACGATGTCGCCTCCGCCATCCGGCGGGAGCTTGCAGCCCTGCCTAAAGGCCGGTTGATACTTGAGGCTGAGCTCTGCCAGAAGACGGCTGGTACGGACCGCAATCGGTTCCGGCGCACGCTCGATAATAACGCCGACGGATTCCGGGCCTTTCGCATTCTCCTCAAGCTCGATGAAGGCGAGAAGAAGTGGTACTGGGGAAGTGTTCTGGATATTGGCGAGGCTCTCAAAATAAGGGATACCTGAAATGCCCAAAAAAGAGATAAGCATTTCCGAAGTCAGGGAAGCTCTCCGTCCACCCGAACGACTTCTCGCCCTTCAGGCCGAACGCGATCAAATCGCTTCTGCCTACAAGGAATACAAAAAAGAGCATGGCCAACTCGATCAACTCATGGCTGAAGTTTTGGCCGCTATTCCCGCAATCAAACCGCAGGCTCCAGTATATAAACCGCCCAAGACAACGCGCGTTGACCGCGATGTTGCCGTTGTCCTCCATGTTACCGATGCTCATCATGGGGCGATTCAGACCCGAGACGAAATCGAAGGTTTCGGGGTTTTCTCTCCCGAGCTATCCCGACTTCGCCAATTCGGATTTGTCCAAGACATCATGGATTGGACGGAACTTCATCGCACCGTCTATTCGATTCCGGAGGCGCGATTCCTGGTCACGGGAGATTTGATCTCTGGAGATATTCAAGACTTCCGTGTGACAAATGCTTTCCCCGCCCCGCAGCAAGCGGTTGAGGCCGGAGAGATTCTCGCGCAGCAAGTGTCTACAATGGCTCCGCATTTTGAGCGCGTCATTGTCGATATCGTCACGCTTGATAACCATGGGCGAATGACGAAGAAACCCCAATCGAAAGAGGGGGGGATCAATAACTGGATGTATGTAGTGGCGAATATTTCCAGGATGCTTTTGTCGGCGCACAAAAACGTGGCTGTCAATATTTGGGCGCAGCCCCAGAAGGTCGTTAACGTCAACGGAAGAAATTATCTCCTTTGTCATGGCCATGAAGTTTCCGGGTGGATGGGCTTCCCATTCTATGGCATTGAGCGAAAGGTTGCACGCGAGGCCATGAAGCGAATGAATGCCCCGGATTTCACAAAATTCCATAAAGTGATTCTCGGTCATTGGCATTCGCCCATGACGACGCAATATTTTTGGGTCGGAGGAAGCGTCAGCGGAACCGATGCTCATGACCACCAAGAGGGACGCCAAGCCACGCCTCAGCAGGTAAGCTGGATGGTTCATCCCCAACACGGTGAGTTTGATCGGACGGAATGGCAACTTACGAAGTGGGATAAATAATAGGAGCGGGGACAATGACAATGCTTATCCAGGCGGCGACAGAAGCGGTAAAGAGCACATCGAATCTCGCGTTAGACGGCGTTGCGATCATGGCCTTGATCACAGCGGGGACGTTGGCGGCCAGGGAATATTTCAAGTCTCATCGGGGCCGGGGACGGGCGAACGGGAACAGCAACGGTAAGGGGCCGAAACCGGGGACGGCGCCGGAATGTCAGGCCCATCGAGATAAGCTGATCGAGTTGGACACAAAACAGGAAGGGACGAAGGAACTTCTAACGGAAGTCAGGGGGGACGTGAAAAAGCTATTGAGACTGTTACCTCCGGGAGAATAGATGGGAAACAAGAGCCTGCGAATCGCCCTCAAGAACGACCGTGTGGAGCGGGTTGAGGAATTGTCGCTCAGAATCGGCAAGGCGGTCAATGACAACATCATTCGGCTCGGGAAGGAGATCACCGAAGCGAACGAGGCGCTTGAGGTTATCTATGGGCAGACGCCGGAGGGGATGTGGAAGAGGTTCAAGAAGTGGGTCGGGGGGAAGAAGTGAAGGTCATGTTCAAGGCGCAGATAAAACAGCTTACCTCCCGAATCCTGGCGACTGGAGACAAGGGCGGGAAGCTGGTCATCGAGTTTAATCTGCCCAACGATAAGCTCATCGGCGATTTGGCAAAGTTGGTTAAGGCTGATGAAGAGATCACGGTGACGGTGGAAGGATGAAAAAACACAATCGGCGTGTGAATACTGCGGGCTTACGGCCATTTCAGAAGGGGCCTGATCCGCGCCGGAACCCCACTGGAGGAGTCTGCAAGGAACGGGCCGCCTGGGAACAGGTATTCCGCAATGCTCTGGCAAAGAAGGCAGATCCTGATAAATTGGCTCAAGTGCTCGTTGATGCAGCCATGTCAAAACGTCCGTGGGCAATCGAGATTGTCCTCGACCGGCTTATGGGCAAACCGAATCAGCCCATCTCTGGCCAGGTCAACGGCAAGCAATCGCTGACCATCAGAGTGGTTCAAGTGAAGGACGAAAACGGGAATGGAAATACTGGTAAGTAACCACTTCTTTCCCCTCCTTGACCGCAAGGAACGGTATCTCATTCTGTGTGGCGGGGCGGGATCGGGGAAGTCTGAATTTGCCGGACGTAAAATATTCTACAGGTGCATGACCGAGGGCGGCCATCGGTTCCTGGTGCTTCGCAAAATACGCAAGACGGTAGAGGAGTCCTGCGTTGAACTCATCCGTTGCATCTTGGCCAATAACAATGTCGTCCACAACTACAACAAATCCGAGCGCGTCATCACTTTTATTAACCCCGCCGGGAAAACAAACGAGATTCTTTTTGACGGCCTGGATGATCCCGAGAAGATCAAGTCCATCAAAGGCATCACCTCCATCTGGATGGAGGAGCTGACGGAGTTCACCCGCCAAGACTTTATACAAGTTGACCTGAGGCTACGCGAGGAGACGGGGCTTTATCAGCAGATCATGGCGTCGTTTAATCCCGATGAGGCGCTCGGGCCGTGGATCAAGGCCGACTTTTTTGACCAGCAGCACGCCGATAGCTTCGTCCATGTTTCGACGGTTGAGCATAACCCCATCAAGGAGATGAGAGATAAATACGTTCAGATTCTGGACCGCCTAAATGATGCTACTGCCCGTAAAATCTACCGCCTTGGCCTCTGGGCGCTCCCGACTGGGCGCATCTTCAACTGGGACGTGCAGCCGCTGCCCGATATCCGTTTCGATGAAATTATCTACGGCGGTGACTTTGGATACTCGGTTGACCCAGCAGCCTTCATCAAAATCTATCGCAAAGCCAACGAGTTCTGGATTGAGGAAATAATCTATGAGAAGGGCCTAACCAATCAGGCGCTTGCGGCCAAGATAAAAGCTGGTTTGGGATTTACCGGCGATGTTTCCTATTGGGATTCTGCCGAGCCCAAGTCCATCCAAGAGCTCTATGAGGCCGGGATCAATGCCCAGGCTGCGCTCAAAGGGCCGGACTCAGTGCGCACGGGCATAGATTATCTCAAAGCGGTCAAGGTTCACGTTGTCCAGGGATCGCTCAATATCATCTCTGAGCAGGGATCATATCGTTGGAAGAAAGACAAGCTGGACAATGATCTGCCTGAGCCGGTAGCTTTTAAGAATCACGCGATGGATGCGGTTCGGTATGGAATTTATACACATTGTAAACAGGCCGGCGCCGCCTTCCGCGTCATCTCCCACAATGTCTCGCCGGATTGAGATATGAGATGAGTATATTCAGCAAACGAGCCGAGATTCAGGAACTGAGAAAGCAGACTGGGCTCCTCACTGAGCAGGTCAAGAACTATAAAGAAGTCCAGGAACTTCTCGTCAAGGACATTCTCACGCTCCAAGAAGTGACGACGGCGTACAAGGGGAATGATTATCCCGAATATCAGACAGCGGTCCAGGCCATTGCCGACAAGTACAACAACAAGGCGGACTGGGGCTGTACGCAGACAGGGACGATCATTGACCTGCGCGCAGCCTTCATCCTGGGCGAGGGCATCCAGATCGTCCATACGACGAAGACCCGGGCCGAGGCCGAGCGGGAGCTTCAATGGGCCGCTGACTTCCTCGAATACAACGACCTCGATGGCGCGATGGCCCAGGAGATAGCCAAGGAAGCAGAGATCGAAGGTAAATGCGCGATCCGGCTTTTCTATGACGAGGAGCCTTTCGTAACAGTACGAGGGGAGACCTGGCCGGGCATGGTCTCGGCACGGTTCCTGTCCTGGCTGTCGAAAAAGTATACGGTCGATGCCGATTCCAATGACTACTTTTGGTACAAGAAACTCCACTGGGATGCCACGGCCACCGTTCAGGCCGGCTCGGTCGATGAGGCTGAATTCGTCTACAAGAAATTCGGGGGCCGGATAAGCGAGCCGAACGAGGCACAGCCCAAGGTCATGAAGTGTCTGACTATCGTGGATCGTCTCGACAAGGCGCTGCGCGATCTACGGGAAATTGATCACCTATTCGCATCGCCGACGCCGGACTTTGAATGTGACGAAAAAAACCAGGTAGACCAAATCCTGAAATACATAGAAGATACGAACTGGAAGATCGGCAAAGCAATTGTTCATACTGGCCGGTTCAGCCTTAAGGGACCGGAGGGAACCGGCGTCGAGAACCTCATCCGCGAGATCGAGCTCTGCGTCAAGATGATCTCGGGAACGACCGGGATTCCGATTCATTTCCTGGGCCTCCTGGACCTGCTCAAGAACCGGGCAACCGGCGACAATACACGGGAGCTTGTAATGGCCGCCACGACCCGGGAGCGGCACACCTGGCTCGGCGTGTTCAACGAGATGATCAACAAGGCAATGGCGCTTTTCAATGCGAAGGTAAACGCCCAGATGTCCAAGGAGAAACAACTCGATCCAACGAGGGTTAGGGCCAATATCCCGCTCATTACCCAGGAGCATTTCGACCGCCTGGAGAAAGTCTACATCCCGGCGGCGCTTGGCGGGATTGTATCGAAGGAATTCGTTGCCTCCCAGATTCCGGGCGTTGACATGGAGGCGGAAGCCGAGAGGAAAAAGCAGCGTGATGTCGAGGAGGCCGCCAGGGCGAAGGAAGAAATGGCCATACTCAAGGCGCAGGCGACTGAGGCGGAGGAAGATGAGGAATGATCAGCACGGCGGCCCCGCTCAGCTTGACGCGAAAGACCTGCCCCAAATGCGGGCGCGGGGTGATGCGGGTCAGGCGGGCCTGTTGTGCGGAGCGGCGGCGGGGCATCAAGGCATATCTGAAATGTTTAAGATGCGGGCATAGGGAAACGACATGAAATGGGTTGTGGCGATTGTTGCCGTCGAGGCCGCGGTGGAGATCCTGGTTCATTCGCCCCTTTTTGCCCGGTTGCGCCGGCTCGGCGGGCCGTTCGATTGTGGCTGGTGCCTGAGCGTTTGGGTCGCTGCCGCGGCTTTCGGGCTGATGATCCTGGGCCTTTGGTGGATGATGGTTCCGCTTGCCATCGCCAGGATGAGCACTGTCTTTCATGAAATGTACGGAAGATTGAGGGGCTAAAAATGCCTTATACCGAAATCAAAGAGGAAATGGTGGACGGCAAGAAAAAGTGGTGCTTCCGTAATAAGGAAACCAAACAGAGAATATGCGCCGACACGCGGGAGAAGGCTATTGCGGCAATGCGGGCCAGGTACGCCCATGCCCAGGAGATGAAATATTTGGACCCATTTTTTAATCCCATGATCAAAATCGACAAGGAGGACTGATGCTTATATCGACGAACAAGGTTCAACCGAAGGTAAATCACCGGTTTGACAAACACCTTGAGGAAGAGAAAGACGAGAAAGGCGAACCGACGGGCAACATAATCTCGTCGATCCCGAAAGACGTCTTCACGACTTCCCAGGAAAGAGTCAAGAACAGGCCGACCCGGACCCTACCCCACAACTTCCCCGGCGTGCACATCGTCCAGCAAAAACGCCCTGGCCTCGTTTTCATGAAGTCTTCCGACTTGGAGGACATGCGACGGAAGGCCGAGAACGAAAAGCGGAAGGCGCTCATGGCGAAGAAGGCCGCGTCCAAACCACGGGCGGAGGTTCCGGCGTTTTCAAGCGCCCCTTTTGAGGAGACCAAGAAACCGGCGAAACGCGGGAGGCCGAAGAAGAAATGAGAATCAGGGCTCAACTTCGCGCAATGGCTTCCTCCGAAATCCTGCGGATGATCCCCGCCGATAAGCTCGCCGAGATCAAAAGGGAAGATTCGACCCCCATGTTCAAGGCCTTTATCGTCGGCCATGAAGGCGAGGCGAAGGGCAATCTCATCGGCATCGGCAATGGGGTCAAGCGCTGGTTCCGGGGGACGATTGAAAAGCTCTTCAACAAAATCGGGATTGGCCTTCAGCTGTTTCAAGGACACGCCGAGACCAATGACCATGAGGGCCGGGAGTCGATCGGTTATGTCGTGGCCAAGAAGCTCCAGGAAGGGTGGCGGGGTCTGGAGGCCGTTGCCGTGTGCTATATCAGGCCGAGGTTTAGAAGCGCCCCACTCGACGTTGCTTCGATCGAGGCGGACGTCGACATGAAGTATGAGCCGGGCGCCAATCTTCTGGTGACGGACGTACATGGCGTGACGGGAATTGCCCTGGGGAATTCGGGCATAGAAACGCCGGGCTTTCCCGGCGCGACGCTGCTCGGTCAGCTCCAGGCGTTCGCAAAATACCATATAAAGGAGAATCGATTGGATAAACCCACCGCGGAGGAGATCAAGCAGTTGATCCGCGAGGCCGGGCTCCAACCTTCCGAGATTTTTGGGATCGGAGAGATTGCGGCTGACCCTGCCATCAAGGAGCAAATGCGGGAGAAAAACGTGAGCCCCGAAGTCTACTACGAGATGCGGGAGACGAAACGGCGGCTCGCAGAGACCGAGAAGCGATTGGCCGATACCGGCAAGGAAAAGTCCGCCCTGGAGGTCCAGCTCAAGGCTAAGGATGAAGCCATCAAGACCTCAACGATCGAGGCGGCCAAGACAAGAATCCCGTCGCTTTTCGAGAAAGCGAAGACCGAGCGAAAGCTTGAGGAAAAGCAATCTAAGTTTATCGCTGGACGGCTCACTCGATTCATGCCCCAAAAGCCGGAGGAGGTAGAGAAGGAATTCAATACCTACCTTGATGGCGAGGTCGAGGATTTTAAGCGGATCGCCAAGGACGTGTTCGGGGTTGAGGAGAACCCGGCTGATGACAAGGCGCGGAACGGCGGGACGGGGCCGGACCCAAAGACCAAGGATACTACGATCAACAAGTATCTCGACCCGGCGCAAAACCCCATGATTCGCACGAGATACTTGTT